TGGGAACTGCTGGCCCCGCTGGTGGAAGACCTGTGGAAAGCCTGGCGAAGCGCACCGCTATGAATCCCATCCACCGCAGCCTCCTCCTATCGGCTTCCATCAAAGCCCGTGTCGCCATGCTGCGCTTCGATCTGGAATTCCCGCAACTCGGCGTCGAATTGCGAGAGATCGCCCAGGCGATCGAGGCCGTGCTGCGGGACGATGCTCACGCGCAGCATTCCACAACCTCCACCAGATAACCTGAAAGCCATCGCCATGGACACAATCATTGATCACGAACCCGACTTCGAAGCCGGCGTCAGTGCAGCAGTCGGCAGTGAACTGGTGCTCGTGCGCCAGTCCGCGCCATCAAACCTCAAGGCCGACCAAGCTGACGAGGACCTGCTGAACAAGCTCGCGGCCGAAATCGCGGCGTTCAAGCCGGACATTTCGACCGCGACCGGGCGCGAAGCTATCAAGCGCATGTCGCGCAGGGTCAGCAGCGTTAAGGCGGCTTTGGTCAAAAAGGCCGCAGCGATGAAGGAAGACGCGCTGAAATTGCAGCGCGCGGTAAACGCCGAGGTCAAGGTTCTGGAAGAGCGCATGGACGCGCTCAGAGACCGCGTGAAGCTGGAGCTTGACGAGTGGGAGCAGCAGGATCGCGACCGCATCGCCGAGCATGAGGCGCGGCTGGCGGAAATGGTGTCGATGCAGGACACCGGCGGCCGGGATCTATCGCCCGCGGAAATCGCCCAGCGCCTTGATCGCCTGACCACCATCAAAGCGCGCGACTGGCAGGAATTCCGGGCGCGGGCAACCGAGGCGTACACCGACAGCTACGACCGGCTTGCCGACCTGCTGACCGCCGCGCAGCGCCGGGAGCGTGAAGCGGCCGAGCTTGCCGAACTACGCGCTGCCAAGGCCGAGCAGGACCGCATCAAGGCCCACATGGACGCCATCGCGCAGATCGCCGCGTTTGCCGTCATCGAACACGGCTCCGGCCCCGATGGCGCAGTGCTGGCCATGGACGCCAAGGTGCGCCTGGATGTCCTGTCCAAGCCCGCCACGCGCGATTGGCAGGAATACGCCGTCCAGGCCAACGAAACGCGCGCCATGGCCGTCCAGCGCCTCACCGCGCTCCATGCCGAGCTGACGGCCAAGGAAGCGGCGGCGCAGGCCGAGCGGGACCGGAAGATCGCGGAGGAGGCCGCCGCCGAAGCCACGCGCCAGGCGGAGCAGAAGGCCGAGCTGGAGGCGGCCGCCGCTGCTGTGCGTGAGGCCAATGAGCGCCGGATGCGCGAGGAGGCCGAGCAGCGCGCCGCCCGTGCCGAACAGGCCAGAAAGGACGCGGAAGCCGCCCGAGAGGCGCAGCGGCTGGCGGACATGCAGGCCGACCTGGACGCGATGACGGCACTTCTCAATTTCGACGGCCAAGGCTCCGGCCCAGGCGGCGGGGTAACATCCGGTGACGTTGCCGCTCGCATCAGGTCGCTGGGGCGGTTTGCCGGCCGCGATTTTGGCACTCTGGCTGATGAGGCCGCTAAGCGTTTTCAGGAAGCCACGGCCGCCCTGGTCGCGAAAAAAGCTCAGGTCGAGGCTGCCGAGCAAGCGGCACGGGATGAAGCCGATCGGCAGACCCGAGACCGGGAACGCCATCGGATCGAGACCGAGAGAGCGCAGCAGGAGGCCAAGGATCGGGCCGAACGGGAAAAGCGCGAGGCAAACAAGGCGCACCGCGGCAAGATCAACCGCACCGCCGCCGACGCCATGATGGTTGCAGCCAGCATCACCGAGGCCCAGGCCCAAGCCATCATCGTGGCCATCGCGCGCGGGGAAATCCCGCACGTCACCATCGCCTACTGAGGCGAGCGCCATGAATGATATCGCCATCCAGGATAGCGCCCCGCCGGCAGTGCAAGGCGGTGCGCTGGCGCGCTCCAATGAGCAGACCGCGAACGTCCTGGCCATGATCGACCGGGCCGCTCGCGATGCCAGCGTGGACGTGCAAAAGATGCAGGCCCTGCTTGACATGCAGGAGCGCGTGATGAAGCGCCACGCTGAAACCGAGTTTACCGAAGCGTTTGCCCGGCTGTCGGCTCGCCTGCCGCGCATCAAGAAAAACGGTACGCTGGAATATCCGATTAACAAGAACGATCCGGACGGCCCCAAGCGTAAGATTGCCAATTTCGCCAAGTGGGAAGACATCGACGCGGCTATCCGCCCGCTGCTGACAGCCGAAGGTTTTTCCCTGTCGTGGGAAAGCGCGCCACGCGCCGGCGAGGGCGGTGGACTGATGGTGACCGGCCACCTGGGCCATGTCGGCGGCCATGTGCGCTCCGCGACGATTCCGCTGCCGCTCGATACGTCCGGCGGAAAAAATAACCTTCAGGGGTACGGCAGCACATTCCGATATGGCCAGCGCTACACGGCCACCATGCTCCTCAACTTTATCACCGAAGGAGAGGATGATGACGGCGTGCGAGGTGCCGACGAGTTCATCAGCGATGCGCAGGCGGCTCAAATCCATGCGGGCGTGAAGGCTCTCGGCCGGCCGTTGGACGCCTTTCTGGAATACATGGGGGTGCGCTCTGTCGAGGAAATCCAGGTTTCAGATTTCCCGCGCGCGATGAATGCGCTCCGGCCGCGCCAGGGAGCACCCAGGCGGTGATTATTCACGATGTCGAGCAAGGCTCGCCCGAGTGGATCAAGCTGCGCCTGGGAATCCCTACAGCCAGCGAGTTCCACCGGATCATCACGCCGACCGGGCAGCCGTCCGGCCAGCGCGAACGGTATATGGCACGCTTGGTGGCAGAGCGGCTGCTGAACGAGCCGATGGAAACGCTGGAAGGCCTGCGCTGGATTGAACACGGCAAGGAGCAGGAGCCCATCGCGGCCAAGACATTCGAGTGGGAAAACGGTGTCAAAACCCGGAAAGTGGGGTTCGTAACAACGGATGACGGCAAATGGGGCGCATCGCCAGACCGGCTGGTTGATGGCGACAACGGCATTACCGTTTTGGAAATCAAATGCCCAGCCCCACAGACGCATGCCTATTACTGGATCAAGGGTTTCGGCGGAAACTATAAATGCCAGGTGCAGGGCCAGATGCTGGTATGCGAGGCTGAAACGGCCATCCGTTATTCTTGGCACCCGCGTATGCCCGCGATGCAGCAGGTCTGCGGCCGTGACGACATGTTTATACGCACGCTGCGGGAGGCCCTGGAGCTGTTCAGCGAGGAGCTCGAAGACCACGTGGAGCGCATCCGCGCGACAGGGTATTTCGCCGCCTCCAGCACCCTCGTGACGCCTCTGGATCGCGAGTATGACGGATCGCTGCACGACTGGACAATCACGGGCTCGGACGAGCTTGACAATCCTTTGATGGCGGGATGAACCATGAAAATAACTGCAATTCGCATTCGCGTCCTGCGCAGCCGCTCCACAGGATACGGTCACGACGCGGCCGAAATCGAGGCTCAGATTGAGGACGGCGACGATCCCGATACCGTCGCCGCGGAGCTGCGCCGTCGGTGCGAAACGGAGGTTCGGCAAGGCGCAGAGCATTCACGGATGATCGACACTCTGGACGATCTACGGCGTGACCTAATCAATTATGAGCGGGAGGTCGCACGCCTGAAATCGGACTGCGACCGCGCGCGCAAGGCGATTAAAGAATGCGAGGGGCTAGCAGAGCTGGCGGCCGAGCGCGGAATTCCACTAACGCCGGAGGCCGAGCGCCTGGCGTTGCCGTTTTGAGGCAAGCGATGCCTGACCTATTCTCCGACGCCGTGCCGCTCTCGGACATGATCGCCGAGGTCGAGCGCGAGCTTGTTCTCCGCGAGCGCGTGTATCCAAATTGGGTCAGCACAGGGCGCCTGACGCAGCAGCGCGCCGACCGGCAAAAGTCCGTCATGGCTGCGGTGCTGAAGACGCTTCGGGAATTGGAGGCCGGCCGTGGCCGCTGACGTGTGCCCCGTGACGCGCCTGAGGTGCGAGCATCTAACAATGTGCGACGGCGTTGCCTGCGCCTTTGATGACACGCTTTCGCCGATTTCCGAAACCCGGCTCACACGCGCCGAGCAATACGCGCTGGCGATGGCAGAGCGGAATAAGGGCGACACAGACGCCGCGTGACCAGCGGCAGGGATGGGAGAACGCGATGAGCGATATTGAGAAACTACTCGGCTTAGACAAGCTGCCGCCGCCGGTAGATCGGAATGCCCAGACACTGACGGATGGCTCGCCGGTCACGGAGGATCACCGGGAAATCCGGCCTGACGGGTTGCAGAAGGGCTATGTCGTTCTAAGCGCAGACGAGCGGGCGAAGGGCTTTGTGCGGCCTTATCGGGATGCTTACCGGCACCTAAAATGCGGCAAGATTACCACCATGGCGCGCTCCATCGCGGAGACATATGCCCGCGACCCTGAATTCTACGCAGGAACGTTTTGCTCAACGTGCAGAGCGCACTTTCCTGTCGGAGATGAGGGCGAGTTTACTTGGTATGAAATGGATGGCCGCGAAGGTCCGAGGGTCGGCACATGAGCGTTCGCATGGCTAAGCCTGAGCATGAGGTCGCCTATCAGGACTTATGCGCGCTGGTGAATAAGCATGCTGGAAAACTCAGCGCGATAGAGCTTTTGGCAGTTGCGGCGAACATGGTTGGCAAAATAGTGGCCATGCAGGATCAGCGCACTGTCACGCTAAGCGTGGCCATGGAGGTCGTGGTCGCAAATCTTGAGCGTGGCAATCGGGATGTTATCGCGCAATTGGCGGCATCTGACGGAAAGGCCAATTAACAAACCAGCGGCAGGGATGGAGGGTGGGATGGATTATCAGAACGGCGTGCGTCAGTGGATGCTTCTATGTTTTGGCGAAGTCATCGCGGCGGATACGGTAGAACGCAATCACCGATTCTTGGAGGAGGCGCTTGAGCTTGTGCAGGCGCTCGGCTGCTCGAAAGCTGAAGCTTTGCAGCTCGTTGATTACGTTTTTGACCGACCGGTAGGCGAGCCCGGGCAGGAAGTCGGCGGCGTGATGGTTTGTCTTGCTGCTCTGTGCAACGCGCACCGCATGAGCATGAAACAAGAAGGTGAACGCGAATTGGCGCGCATCAGTCAGTTTGATGTGCTCGGGAAGATACGGGCAAAGCAAGCCGCAAAGCCCAAGTTTTCGGCGCTGCCAGCATGACCGGAACCTTCGTCCCACCGCCCGAATCCCCCGACGCAACGCGAGAGGCGTTTGAGGCGTGGGCGCGTGAGAGACGATGGTGCTTAGACCGTCATGAAATCTCAATTGCTAGGCTTGGTCTTTCCGGTGAGATGTATACACACAGCTACGTCAATTCCGCATGGATAGCTTGGCAAGCCGCCACCGAAGCAGCCCACGTCGCCCTAGCCAAGCGGGATGCGACTATCGCGGCGATGGGCCAGGAAGCGGTGGCGAAGGATGCGGAGATTGCGAGGTTGCGGGAAGCGTTGCAACGCCCCTACCCAGTCCTCACACACGGCTGCATCTGTCAGGTCGGCGCTGAGGACAAGTGCAAGAGCTGGCTGTGCCCCCGGCGTGCTCCGTCGTTTGCGCAACATTCGTTGGTAAGTTGGGAGTAGAGCTGTGGTACGTAACAAAGAGCAATCGGCGGCAGACGTTTTGGTCGGCGCGATGGAATGCGAAATCGAAGACCGTATGCGAAGGTTAAAGTCGCTTCGGCGGGATGTGACTGATTTGGAAGAAAGCATACAGGACATAAAAGATCGCATCTGGAAGTTGAGGCTAACGCGATGACAACCCCCATGCCACCCCCAGCCGAGTTCCGCGCAAAGCTGCGGTGGGAGCCGGATGGTGAAGGCTACCACCTTTACGCAGGTAAAAAGCTGATGGGGTGCGTCGCCCAAATTCGCATCGGGCATCAAAAAGATGAAAAATGGTCCCATAATGGAAGCGGGTGTTGGTCACGTGATTACCCTGACCTAGCCGCCGCGCAATCCGCGCTCGTGGCCGCTGTGATGGAGATGCAGGGTGAGTGAGAACCAAACCACCCAAGCTGTAATCTATGGCTGGATTGAGCCTGAGGACAGCAATCTGGCCGCCGATTATTGGCTAACCCGGCGCAGCACTGACAGCGCGCCAGGCTATGACCTTGGTCTCCCCGACATACGAATCTGCCGTCGTTGGAATGGCGCAGGCGCTTGGGTATCTGGATATTATGAAGGCAGGCAGCGCCAAGAGGCAGAGTTAGTCTGCCTGCATGGCAACAATGGCTGGCGGATTGAAGGGCCGGCGGCGGATATTGTCATTCCGATCCCGCAACCCGCCGCACCGGCGCTGGGGGAGTAGCGGGGGTGGCGGGAGAATGGTGGCGCGGCAAGGCTCACGATCAGTCTACGCACGAACGGATCAATGCGACCAATTATCCCGGCACTCGGCAACTCTGCTCTGCTTGCGATCAGCCAACCGGACGCTGTGAAGACGACACGCTTAGCATTGGCGATGGCGGCCCATTGTGCCGCGATTGCTGGTATGAATTTCCGGAGGATGTGCGCGATGCAGGATGAGACCCCCGCTCCCGCCGCGCCCGCCCTGGCTGTGGGGCAGGTTTGGAGGCCGACGAAGCACGTCAACGACACCCGTTCGCGCACGGTAACATACGTGTCAAAAACAGAACCACATTGGACGGTGCGCTATCATTGCCCAGGTGAGCATGTGATGTGTCGCGACCGTATCTCAGTTGCCGAGTTTCGCGCCTGGATAGC